CGTCCATCGTCACCGAGCAGATGGCGCGCGTGTTCGCACAGACCGAGGAAACGGCGCTGCTGGCCGCTTCCAATGTTTCCGGCGCGCCTGTTTCGCTGCTGAATGATGCTTCCCTCACCAGCAGCAACACCGGCTCTTTCACGGGATTCACGGCGGATAAGGTCATCGACTGGATTTACAGCCTGCCCCGCCAGTACCGCCAGCACCCCAGCTGCGCGATCATCGTGAACGATTCGACCTTGGGCTACCTTCGCAAGCTGGCTGGCGTTGGTGGCACTTCCAACATCACCAACTACTTCTGGGAGAACGGCTACACCAAGGGCGGCAGCGGTGCAGCCCCCGAGCCGGATCGCATCATGGGCATCCCCGTGTACACCAGCGCGGCCATTTCGGCGCTTCCGACGAGCGGCACCACCGCTACCAAGATCGGCATTATCGGCGCTTGGGATTACTGTTACTTCGGCACCACGGGTAACTATGAACTGAAGGTGCTGCGCGAGCGCTACGCCCCTGAAAACGAAACGGGCTACATCGCAAACATGCGTATGGATTGCCAGCTCTCGCTCCCCGCCCTGGCGTTCAAGGCTTTCAACGCCAGCACCTGATACTTCGCCTGACACCCACACCGGCGGGGGCCGAAAGGCCCTCGCCGGATTTCCTCACCATGAGCATGGTTCAAATCCAAATCCTCAAAGCGGTGGCCAGCGCCAAGGGCGTTTGGGGGCCGGGCGAGGTGGCTACGGTCGATCCGGATACCGCGCAGCAATGGTGCGTGGCAGGCATCGCGGAACGCGTCCACGCGGTTCCTGCTGCGCCTAGCGAGGCACCAAAGCAGAAAGGCCAGGGCAAGCGATGAAGGGGAATTCCTATGTTCCGTTCATGCTGCGGCGCGGCGATGGCTCCACGCTGTCGCTGGATTTCACCGCAATGGGGGACACGCTTGATAGTCGCTTCACCTTCACGCGCAGCAGCACCACCAGCACCTACATCAACTCAAGCGGGTTAGTGGCAACCGCTGGAACGAATGTCCCACGCTTCGACTACAACCCGACCACGCTGACCGCTCGCGGTTTGCTGATCGAAGGCAGCGCAACGAACTTGATCTATTGGAGCGAGTCGTTTGACACAACAGGTGCTCCAATCAACTGGAACTGGTCAGCAGTAAATGTGACAAGAGGTACGGTCACGACTACTGCGCCAAGTGGATCAAGCGCAACCGTAGTCAAGATTCAGGAAACAACAGCGACTGGTTTACACGCCCCACTAATTGTCTATTCAAGCCTCACATCTAGCGTGTATACGGTGTCGCTGTTTGCGAAGGCTGTAGAGCGTCAGTACCTATCACTGTTTGACAACGGTGGAAGTGCTGCGAATGCGATGTTCAATTTGTCCGGAAACGGTACGGTAGTTAGTGAATCAACTGCGGGCATCGCAACGATCACGCCATACCCGAATGGCTGGTATCGCATCACAATGCGAACTCCAACGCTTACAAACATGAATGTGCAGTTTCGATTGTCCACGGACGGTACTACAACTTCATATGCTGGCACTCTGAACAGCGGCGTGTACATTTGGGGCGCACAACTAGAAGCAGGCTCCGGCGCATCCTCGTACATCTCTACTGGCGCAAGCCAAGTGACGCGAGCGGCTGATACCTGCATTGCAGCCAGCACCGGGTTTTCCTCATGGTTCACCGGCGGCACTACCGGAACCTTCTACGCTGATTGGTTTGGAGGCGTGCGTGGCATCACCAGCACGGTTCGGAGCGTGCTTTCCACTTCCGATGTAACCGCGCGCCATCTGCACCTCCAGCAAACTGCCGCCGCTGGCAACTTGAAGGTGGCCGATTTCGGGGCCGCCAATTCGGTGACCACATCCAACAGCATCACAAGCGGAGCGCGCACCAAGGGTGCGTTTTCGTTCAGCGGAAGCACCGTCAATCTGACCCTGAACGGTGGCACCGTTGCTACATCCTCAAGCATTGCGTTTTCGACCGCTCCCACATACTTGGTGTTGGGTGGAACTTCCACCAATGGAAGCACGATTACTGATGCCACGGTGCTACTGAATGGATCGATTCGGGCCATCAAGTATTGGCCAAGCGTCCTGCCAACCGCAACCCTTCAGAGCCTCACCACATGACCGACTACTACCTTCGCACGAACACGGAAGCGCGGATGGTTGAGGCTTTCGCGGCCATCGGCGTTGATGTCCAGCGCATTGATGGCGAGTGCCACGAACTTGACGGGCAGCGCATCGACATCGGATGGATCGGCCCGGTCACATGGACTGACCCAGCGACTGGACAGACCCAAACTGATAGCCGCTTCCATGCGAACTTGCGCGTAGCCGGAGAACTGACCGAGGCCCAAGCCGCGGAGCTTCCAATCCTGAACCCTGCACCATCTATCCCCATGAGGGTTTGGGCGTGAGAACGAACCTGAACGACACCGGCGCAGTTACCACCGCCATCAGCGTGGCCGATTTCAAAGTTTTCGGGCGCATCTTCCATACCCAAGATGACACGGCGCTAGCCGATATGGTTCTCGCCGCCACGCAGGTGATCGAAAACGAAACGCGGCGGGCGCTGATCACGCGTTCGTTCACCTAATCGCTGGAGGCGTTCCCCACCGATGGCGAAATCGTGTTGCCGCGTTCGCCATTCATTTCGGTTTCCAGCATCACCTACACCGACGCAGCCGGCGCCACGCAAACGCTTTCCGCGAGCGCCTACAACGCGTTCAGCGTCAACGGCATTGGGCGCGTGATCCTGAAGGGTTCGCAATCGTGGCCCAGCACGCTGGGTGAGGGGGCGCTTGATGTGTCCGTGGCATTCACGGCGGGCTATGGTGCGGCGGCCGCGAACATCCCCCGCGCCCTGGTACACGCGTGCCTGCTGCAATGCAGCCACATGTACGACAATCGCGCGAGCGTGGCGATGGCTGCGGCACCTGTTGAAATCCCGATGACCGTGCGCCGGTTGATCGTGCAGTATCAGGACGGGGGCTACTGGTGAACCCCGGCAACATGCGCGTGGCGCTCGAGCTGCTGGGGGCCACTACCACGCTGGATACCTACGGGCAGCCCATCCGCACGGTCAACGCCGCTGGCACGGGAACCATCCTGTTTGCCGAAATCAGAAACGCGACCCCCAGCGAGCGCATGAACCACAAGCAGTTGGATCAGGTGGTCACGCACGCTATCCGCCTGCGGTGGAATCCAAATGTGAGCCACCGTAGCCAGTTGCAGACCGTATCGACCGAGGGCGGGATGACGCGCCGGGTTTGGGAAATCGTGACGGTTACAGATTGGCGCGAGCGCCGCGAATTCCTTGATTGCATGGCTACGGAGATCGTCCAGTAATGCCAAGCGCGCGCCAACGCTTGATTGTGGAAGGGATGCCGGAGTTCCGGAAAACCATCCTTGCGATGACCGGCCGCGAATTGGATGACACCGTGTTGAAGGTGTTGCAGGAGATGGGCGAGCCAACCCAAATGGCATTGCTCCAGTACTTCGATTCCCTCACCGGCAAGCATGATGGCGAGAGCCTGCAACGCGCGTTGCAACACCGCTGGTGGAACAAGAATCGGAAGCAGGGATTGCCCGTGGGCTTTACCCGAAACCTTGCCATCCAAGCCCTCGTGCGAGATGGGAAGGATGGGTGGGGCTTCAAGGTGGCCAAGCTGAAGCGCGGCGTGGGCTACCTGCTGCGCCTCAAGGCTTGGGGGCCCGGCATGTTCCTGATGGAGTCCGGCCGCCATTCAAAGCGTTCCTACCGCGGGTTCAACGGGGCGTTTTCGATCCTGAAGCGGTTTCGGTACACGGCCGAAAGCCAATTGAACCGCAAGTTGCCCGAAGTCTTTGAGCGCCTAGCGGCCAAAGCCGCGGCGCGGAATGGGGTGAAATGAGTAGCGCCATCATCGCAGCCATCCGCCAGGGCTTGGTTCAGAACACCGCGGTGACAACGCTGGTGCCGGAATCCCGGATCACTTCCGCGTATCGCCAGGACACCGGAACCTTGCCCGCCATCGTGCTAACGGTGCAGACTGACGAGGCCGTGAGCCCGTCATTCCCCCGCACCGATTGCCTGCGCCGTATGGCCATGAACATCGAATGCATTGCAACCAGCCTGAAGGCGGCGCGCGAACTGGGCGAGATCGTGCGCCGCGCAATGCATGGCGCAGCCGGTACGGCGAGCAGCACCACCATCCATGAAATCCGTGAAAACGGCATCACATCAACTTATGATGTGGGCGCAGAAGGCACGGAAACGGGAATCCATATCGCGGTGGTTTCGGTCGATGCCTACTACCGCGCGCAATCGGTTGCACCCACCACCATCACCACCCCCGGCGGGTAACACAGAGAGGAAACGCACATGGCCGCATTTACGAGTTTCGGAACCACGCTCAAGGTTGGCGCAACTACCAGCGGCGCTTATACAGCGCCAGGCGCAGGCTCAACGGTTGGCGAAATCCTTTCGCTGAACCTTGATGGCCTCAAGCTGAACACCATTGATGTTTCGAACCTGGGCAACCAGTTTCGCACCTACGCGGCGGGCCTGATCGATAGCGGCACCGTGTCGCTGGAGGTGAATCTAGACCCCGATGACGCGCAGCAGGTGACCGTGCTGGGCCAACTGGATGTGACCGCGGCCACCACCCGCCCGGTGCTGAAGTCCTGGCTCATCACTTTCGGAACCACCGGAAATCTTGGTGCAACCTTTGCGTTCATCGGGTTCGTGACCGATTTCAGCGTGAAGGGTGCGATGGATTCGGCGGTCACCGCGTCGATCAGCATCAAGATTTCCGGAAGCGTCACCTTCACGGATGTGGACTAAACCGTGAGCGACTTGAAAGCCAAGTTTCTCGCACTCCGGGCCACCGTTCCTACCGAGCAGGTGACGGTGCCCGGAGTTGGCGTTGTGACCATGCGCGGGCTCACCGCAGGCAAGCGCGACGAATGGGAGCAGCGGATTTGGAGCGCCAAGGGAAAGACCCTCACCAACATCCGCGCCAGCCTCGTGGCCATGTGCGCCTACGACGGTGAAGCTCCGATGTTCAGCGCCGCGGACATCGAAGCAATTGGGGACATGCCCGCATCCGTCATCGATGAGTTGTACGACATCGCCACGCGTCTTTCGGGCATGGGTGCGAAGGACAAGGAAGCCATCGAAAAAAACTGATTGAGCGGCCGCTACGCAGGTTCATGTTTCAGTTGGCGCTTGCGTTGGGCCGCACAGTTGCGGAACTAGAGGAAACCATGTCAAGCCGCGAATTAACCGAATGGATCGCCTACAACGCAGTCCAGCCTTTCGGTGATACGCGCGCCGATTTGCGTTCCGCGATCATCGCCAGCACCGTGGCCAACTGCCACCGCACCAGCGGCACACCTTTCAAGGTGGCGGATTTCATGCCCTATGAAGAGAAGCCCAAGGGCGCGCCGCTGGATGCGGTGAAGCAGTTGCGCGCCATGTTTGGAGGAAAGCGCAATGGGTAATGTCGCAGCGTTCAAAACCCGTATCACGCTTGAATCCGATCAGTACATCGCCGGGTGGAAGAAGGTGGAATCCGCTACCACGGACAAGGTGAGCGGTATTGAGAAGGCCATTTCCAAGGGCATGAAGTCTTGGAGCGGGTCGATGGGGAAAGCCATCGGCGGGTTTCTTGGAATCCAGCTTGCGGACACGCTGCTGAAGAGCATCGATGACACGCTGAAGAATCCGATCTTCAACACAACCGGCGCGAACATCGCCTACGCCATCGGCGATGGTTTGGCCAAGACCCTTGAAAGCATCCCGGTGGTGGGCACCATCGGAAAGATGCTTGGGCAGAGCGAGAGCGGAGACATGGAAGCGCGGCAAAAGGCCAGCCGCGACGATGCCGCGCGGAATGAGCGGATGCTTGCCGTGGGTTCCAAGATGGTTGCCGATTTGGAGAAGCAGCGCGAACTAGCCGCCGCGGTGAGCGACGAACAGCGCACCCGCGTGGAACGAGCGCAGCGCCTGGCGGAACTTGAAAAGCAACTGAACGATCAGATGGCGAAAGAAAACGCCACCGGGCCGCAAATCTTGGCGGCGCGCGAGAAGCTGCGCGCGGCATTTGAGGCCACCAGCGCGGCGCAGGATCAGGCAATACAGCGGCAGGAACGCGAGAAGATGATTGCCGATGAACTGGCAGACGCAGAAGCGAAGCGGTTGAAAACACAGGAGGAAGCAGCCAAGCGCGCCGAAATGCGCGCCGCCGCCGAGGAGCGCCGCGAGGAATCCGTGATGAACTTCATGGATGATTTGCAGGACGCGCTAGACGAGCGCACGATGACCGAGGATCAATTGTTTCAGAAGAAAATGGATCGGTTGGGCCTTGACGCGCAGGAGCAAGAGAACGCGCGCGCGCTGAATGAGAAACTGAAGGCAGCCGAAGCTAGTGCATCCAAGACCACCGCGGTTTCCAACATTGAAAGCATCCAAAGCGCCGTGGGCAGCGTGAAAATGGCTGGCACCACGAGCGGCCTAGATAAACTGGCCCAGCCCGCAGAGGCCACCGCCAAGGCCACGCAGGCCAGCGCAACGCACCTGGCGAAACTCGCAGCAGCAACGGGAGCCGTGTAAATGCCTGTGACCATCAACATTGCCCAGCGCGCCGGTGGAACCACCATTCAATTTGATCGTGGAAAGTGGACTGGTTCTTCTCAATATGTAATTACCGAGGCGGCTGGTCAGGCGCTTACCGCAACCGACATCCTTTCAGATACATCCGTTGGCGGTGTGGTTTCAAAACTTTTTCCTGTTGAATACGGCGGCAGCGGTGGT